AAGCGGTTTATACAAAAACAAGCCTCTCAATTTTTCAGCCACTTCGATAAATTCGTCTTGACTTATCTCTTTCGGAACATATCGTATTTTTACCGTCTGCGTTTCATCGTCCAAAAATGAATTTGTCGACTGTACGTTAAGCGGAAACATTTCAACGATAAAGCAAGGCTCTGAAAATCCTTGTTCGGTGTATGCCGTATATACCGCATAATCATCGCCAAACAGGTTATGAATAGCTTTCGTCACTGCATTTTTTATTTTTGATGTCATTTCAATACTTCCTCCATTTTCTGCATAAGTATTTTAGGTGCATCCCTTTCAACTTTCGGTACTACGGTGTTAAGATACTTTTTACCCTCAACCCACTTTTTGCCGTTTTTCTTAGGCTTGTACTTCGGGGACGTACCCTTTCCGAGCCTTGTACGGTGTCCGAACTCCACATAAGGAGCATATTCAAGTGCGGTATATATTCCGCCTTTTACCGTACTTCCGCTTACAGTTGTTCTTTCTGCTTGCCAACTCTTTTTCAGTGTACCGCCCGTTTTACCATTCTTGTAATGTCCGGGTTTTGTTACGTTACTGATGTATTTTAATGCCCTCTGTGAAATTACATTCATAGCCGATGCACAAGCTTTGGTGTAATCCACACTTTCCATTTGCTTTTGTAATTTCTCAAGCTGTGAAAAATCAATCTCATTCATTACGCATAATCCTCGAATAATTCCAGTGCAATTTCTTGGTGCGATGTATAAACCGCACTTTCACCGCTACGGCAATAGTCAGTTGTTTTTCCGTTTTGTGTAACGGTTATTTTACTGCCCGACGGTATTTCAACCTCCGGTGCAATAAAAAGTACAACCGATTGCGATACGGTGCTGTATCCGTCGTCCTTTGCCGCCGAATTTCGGCTTTGAAACGAAAGTCGGCAAGGCTGTTCCGTTAAAACAGCCTTTTCGGTAAATACAGTTTCTCCTGTTTCCTCATTCACGCTTGAAACTTTCACTTTGACAGAACATAAACCTTTATACAGTCTTTCAATAGCCTGTCTTACAATATTCATCACCACACCAACTTTCTGAAACGTGCAAGCCTTGCTTTGTAGTCTTTAAACACGCTCGACATACTGCTTGAATTACTGCCGTACGATACGGTAACATCGCCCTCTTTGATTGACGTTACATTGTCATATTGCCCCGATGATGACGACACGTCATAGCGGAACAAGTCCGCCGCCATAAGTATAACGGTATGCTTTAAATCATCGGGAATACTGTCAATGTGGCAATAATTCTTGATATATTCGATTGTGCTTTCAATACACCTTTCGGCTTTTCCTCTGTCATCTTCGCTTATGCCGTACATATCCGTAAAAACAGTTATATACTCGTCCATAAGTCACCTCATCAAATCTTGTGACGCATTTCGACAATTCTAATCTGCTTAGGGTCATATACGGGTGTCCAGTTTTTTGCGTTGGCAAGTTCCGTACGCGTAGGACCTTCCGTATTTGCGACATCGGCGTCCGTAAACTTAACACCGCGTGGGTGAAGAATATACGTCTTACGATTGATAAGATAGTCAACACCGCTACCCTTTTTCTTATCTCTGTCTGTTTCTGTTGCAACAAACTTTTCCGGTGTACCGTTGCCGAGAGCAATCGCACCGTTGCCGAAAAGGTACGTTGAGAATACTTGACTTGAGCCGGAGCCGTCTACCGGACAACCGTCATCAATAATAACTCGCTTACCCATATATGTACTGAACGGATTCGCACCCGACGGCTGAATCACGTCAATAAGGTCTTGCTTTCTGAGTGCCGCCTCAACTGCACTGTGCATAACAACGGCGGTAAGTTCCGCTTTGTTGTCGCCTAAAAGCTGTTGTGCGTCAATAAAAGCACTTCCGCTCCATTTTGCACCATTACCGCTTGTGCTTGAAATATCAAGAATGTTTGACGCAAGTCTTGTTTCAGCCTCTTTAGGCGAACCGTCGGATACTGCCGGAATTGTGCCGAAGATACCTTTAAGCACTGCGATAAGTTCCTTTTGTAAATCTCTCACCCAAAAATCGGATACAAGACTTGCAATCGCCGCCATAGGGTCAGCACCCGACATTGCGGCGGAAAGGTCTGTCGCACTCCACATTTTTGCACGTCTTAAAATTACCGCAACGTCTTTCTTACTGCTGATTTTGTCGGCAGTAAGGTCGTCACCCTCGATAACCGTTTCCGATTCACCTGTTAGGTCAGAGAAAAACGGCATATTTACAAGCGGACTTGCCTGTGACGCAAGCTTGTCAAACTCTGCGTCGTTTTGAACTATACCGCTCTGCACAAGTGCCGATTTTTCAAGTGTTTTTTGAATAACGTACGGATTAAACAGTTCCGGTACGATAATATCTGATAAAGTTGTTCCCATATTAAATTCCTCCTATTATTCCTGCCTCTTGCATTAATACTTTTGCTTTAGCAGGGTCGTTTTTATAAATTTCTCCCTGTTTGGTAAGATTGAATGTTTCCTTTGCCCAAGGATTTACGTCTGAACTTCCACTTCCGCCTTTTGGTGTATATGCTCCTCCTTTTTCGGCAAAAAGGTGTGAGTACGTCTTATCCTCCCTAAGCGGTTTAAGAATATCGTCTACACCGACAGGCTTACCGTCTTTGTCGAATGTAAACTTGTCAATTCCGCCTTGCTTGTAAATAAGATAATCTGCATCTGTCACACCTGCTTTTGCAAGCTGTTCTTTTAAAGCAAACGTCTTAGCGGTGTTCAACGCATTTGTCTTGAGCGTTTCAATCTCGCCTTCATACTCTGTGATTTTCTTCTGCAATCCCTCATTGTCGGCATTTGATTGTTTAAGGTCCTCAATGGTTTTGTTCGCCGTTTTAAGCTCCGTAACTTTGTCATTGAAAACATTTTTCGGTACTGCATACTTCGGAAATTCAGAGTTTACAGTCGACATCACTCCGTCAATATCCAACTTGCCGTCCTCAATCTTCGCCTTTTCCAATATTGCCTTTAACCATTCCATTCTTATTTCTCCTCCATAATTAATTTTTTATTCAGGTGCGTTCCTGTAAAAAGCATTGTTCTTTATTCTCTGCAACGCTGAAAAAAGAGTATAAAAAAAGCACCGTTTCATAGGTGCTAAGGCGGTAAACCTCGTATATTCACTTGTCCCACTCTCCTTTTTGGTATCAAAAAAGCACGCCCTTTGACGTGCTTTAGTATTCGATTGTTAGTTCCACTGTCCCTTGCCATATATCTCATCAAAATAACGGCATTGTGCTAAATAATGTTCATAGCTTTCTTGTGCTTCTTTAGGTGCATCGGGTTTTACAACTCTCACTCCGCTCGTTAACCTTACCCACCAATCATGATTTGTTGCCCAGTAAAAATCTAACTTCTTCATAGATACTCCTCCTTTAACACCTTTATACACTCCATTGTAAAACTGTCGTTCGTGGTATAAGCCTTAGATAATATTTCGGGCATAACTTCCTTGTAATAACTGTTTTTCGTTTTCTTCTGCCTGTCTCGTACTCTAATGTACGTTGAATACTCGGAAATGCGTTCTTCTAAAAAATCTATTATCTCACCGTTTGATAATTCTTTCCCATATATATTATAATACGCTTGCTTTGCAATTTCAATACCCTTGTTTCCGATTATGTCGGCTATAATATGCCCCATCTCATGTGCCGCTATGCCTTTTACAGTTGTTGCGGCAAGGTAATTATCTTCATTCAATTTTTTTTCAGTTACTGCCTTATCTCGCAATGCTTGCATACTCAAGCTGATTGTGTTGCCGTGTGTTTCTCCGAAATCACCCTCAGACATTCTTTTTGTTTCTATCGTAATCTTTTGGGATATGTTGAAGTCATTTGTAATCTTTTGAACAACGTCAATCTGTTCTTTAAGTAATTCTGCACTACCGTCAAAGCTATTCGGCAAAATTAGATTAATGCCCTTGTTCTGTGCGTATTCTCTCACTTCGTCCAAATCTGCTTTTGTATTATTTATCGGCTTAGCGTCTTTCCAATAATCATCATTATCAGCAAACTTAGACATATGAAAATCATTATCTTTATCTACTTCTATTATATCATCTACATCGCTGTTGTCAAGGTCATCGTCCGCAAAATATGCCGTTATTGTACCACGGCAACGGGTATGAAACGGCGGTGCGGTTATGCCTTGCTGATATTCGGACAATTTAAAATGCTTTCCGTGCATACTTGCGCACTCATCGCAAATATCACTGTCCATATTCTCGTCAATCTCGTATTCGTCACACCCTGCGTCCATTATCGAACGCAATCTTGCGTCAACCATAATATGCGTATATTCCGTCTGATACAGTGCGGCGGAACGGCTTTTTGAAACATTCATTCTTGCAGAAATATTTTTAATCATTTTATCGGGACTGTCGCCCCTCGTTATGCCATGTACAAGATTTGTATTAAGTTCTCTCAAAAGTTTCTGCTTATCATTCCATATTCGGTCAGAGAAGTTACTTCCGTCAAGCCACTTTTCATATATCGCATTCTTTACCGTGTCACGGTCGAACTTTGCAAAATTAACAGCATAATCAACCGAATCGGCAATATGTTTATTTGTTGTATAATATGTATCACTGTATGCCTTTTTAAGTGATGTTGAAAATTTATCCTCTTGCTTTTGTTTCAAAAGTTCGACTTCTCCACGCATTTGATATTTGAGTGCCTCCAAACGGCTTACCCTTGAACGCATATACTCATTATCAAGCATTGTCGTCCACTTGCCGTCTGCGTTATCAAGTGCCTTTTCGCGAAATTCTTCAAGCGACAGCTTAAACCCTTTAAGTTCGTCACGACTT